TTGGTTTACAAAAGAAGTTTAACTAAAAATTTTGATTACGAGCAAATGGCTAAATGTAAATCAATAACTGAACAATTAGATGTAATAAGAAAAGAAAAATTTAATGAAACATTTGGTTATTTTAAAAATACTAACGATCTTATTACTAATATTCAGACTGTTATATAATGAAAACTATAGAGGAAGCGGAATATAAAAGTAAAAATTTTATACTAAATAATAATAAGTTTATAGAAACTGGAGATAGTTTTAAAAAATATACTATAGCATTTGAAGGTCTTAACACTTTTGGTATACCTAATGCATCTGTAAATATTAGAAAAGAAAAAACTCCCGATTCTTTGATGAAACCTAGTTCATTGGTTTTTGAAGCTAAATATACTTTCGATAACCAAGGTAGAAGAAATACCAGTTTAGTAAAAGGTAAAAAAGATAAAGTTGCATTATTTTTTGGTGATGCACACTGTTTTGGTGAAGGTTTAAATGATAATGAAACTTTACCGTATTATTTTAGTTTATCTAATAACAAATACAATTGCACTAACTATGGTTTCTTAGGTCATGGACCAAACCATATGTTATACAGAGTACAACTACCAGAATTTCAAAAACAATATAATAACAAAGAAGGAAAAATATTTTTTATTTATAGAGACGATGCTGTAAAGATAAGTGTAGGTAAAGTACCATGGAGTAAAGGTCATCCAAAATATAATAATGAAATAAATTACGAAGGACCATTTACATCAACAGGAGAAGAGATGTACTTACCTTCCAGTTTTACAGATGAGGATTATAATTTTACTTTAAAATTATTTTTAGAAATAAATAAAACTGTAAAAAGCATATCTAAAAAATTAGATTTTTATATAGTAATAATACCTTTAAGTTTTTCTAATTACTATATAGAACCTTTATTAGAAAAAAATAATTTGAACGTTATAAATTTATATACTGTAGATTTAGAAAAAATAACAAAAGGTAAAGCTAGATTTTTAGATGGAGTACACACTAAATATTCAAATGAAATAATTTGCTCTTATATTAATCAGTTTCTATCAGGTAAAAAAATGGTAAAAAGTTTACAACATACTGAATATAAAAACTTAAAAGATATTAAAGACAGGTTAACGATAGAAGCAAATTACATGCCGAGTATGACAGATTTTCCATATGATGATGCAGGAGTTATAATTTCTAACGTTTTGAAAAACTACACAGGCAATGAAAATTTTGATTATCAATTATTGCTAGATTACCTAAAAGAAAAATTTTATGAGCAAACAAATTAAACTAGAAAAAAACGAAATAAATCTTTTAAATAAAATAAAAAATTCTAGAGAAATGTTACTAAAGGAATTTGGTAAGATATCTATTATAGAAATACAAACTCAAAATCGTAAAAATATTGCAAAAAAAGAGTTTGAAAAATTAGAGGAAACTCAAACATCTTTTGCTAAGCAATTGGAGGATAAATACGGAAAAGGTACGATAGATATAGAAAGTGGAATATTTATACCACTGAAATAGTTTACGGTAACTTTAGTCTATTTATATATGTAGCACACTACCACTGTTGTTGGTAGTTTTAGAAAGCTTAACGATATTTATAAGAGTACTCAATAATTTAACTTATATAACATGGCAGAAACATTAATCTCCCCAGGTGTATTAGCAAGAGAGAATGATATATCCTTTATCGCTCCACCAGCATTAGAAGCAGGAGCAGCTATTATAGGGCCAACAGTAAAAGGACCTGTTGAAGAACCTACTATAGTAACATCTTATGGAGAGTATCAAACGATCTTCGGAACTACTTTCACGTCTGGGTCTACAAAACAAGAATATTTAACTTCCTTAGCAGTAAAATCTTACTTCGGACAAGGAGGTAACTCGGTATTAGTAACTAGAGTTGTTACAGGCTCATTTACAGTTGGATCATCTTCAACAATTGCAGCACAGACAGGTAGTATTACAGATCCATTTACATTAGAAACTTTAGGTAAAGGAACAGTCTTTAATAATATGACAGCATCAGGAACTTATGCAGGTACTGCAGAAGAAAATAGTGATGGTTCATTAAAGTCAGGATCAGCTGATAATTTAAGATGGGAAATTACAAATGTAAATACTAATAAAGGTACATTTACACTTCTAGTAAGAAGAGGTGATGATGCATCTAAAAACAAAATTATACTAGAGACATTTAATGATTTATCATTAGATCCTAACTCTAGCAATTATATTGAAGCAGCAATTGGTAATCAAACTAAGTCTATAGGTACTGATGGTTCACAAAAATACGTTTCTGTATCTGGTGAGTACGTAAATAAATCCAAATACATAAGAGTTTCTGCAGTGAACAAACAGACTTTAGATTATTTAAGCACAGATGGTATTACAGTTAATGTTGGATCAGATCTTCAATCATTTTCTGGTTCATTACCAACTAACCAATCAGGTTCATTCCACAGTGCTACAGGAAACCTATTAGGTTCAACAACTGGAGATACTTACTTTAGTAATATCGGTGCTACATCTCAAGGTATTAATCAAGATGAATATGCAGATGCTATTAATATTTTAGGTAATAAAGATGAGTATGTATTTAACATCATTTCTGCACCAGGTTTAATTTACCAACATCACTCAACTCAGTTAGATTCAATCATATCTTTAGCTGAGGATAGAGGAGATTGTATTGCAGTAGTTGATTTAAGAACATATGGTTCTACAGTTGCACAAGTATCAAGTGGAGCTAATAGCTTAAATACATCATATGGAGCAGCTTACTGGCCTTGGTTACAAACACAGGCAAGCACAGGTAAGAATGAATTCGTACCAGCATCAGTAGTTATACCTGGAGTATATGCATTTACAGATGGAGCAGCAGCACCATGGTTTGCACCAGCAGGTTTAACTAGAGGTGGTATACCAACAGTAATTCAAGCAGAAAGAAAATTAACAAGATCTCAAAGAGATACATTGTATAATGCTAATGTAAACCCAATAGCTACATTCCCAGGAAGTGGAATATCAGTATTTGGTCAAAAGACATTACAAAAGAAATCTTCAGCTCTTGATAGAGTAAATGTAAGAAGATTATTAATCGCTTTAAAGAAATTTATAGGCGATGTTTCAAGAGAATTAGTATTCGAACAAAACACTAACGTAACTAGAAATAGATTCCTAGCTCAAGTTAATCCATATTTAACTTCAGTTGTAGAGCAGCAAGGATTGTTTGCTTTCAGAGTCGTAATGGACGATACTAACAACACATCAGATGTTATCGATCGTAACCAATTAATAGGTCAGATATTTATACAACCTGCAAGAACAGTAGAATTTGTAGTATTAGACTTTACAATTGAGCCTACAGGAGCAACATTTGGAGCATAATTTAATTTTTAGATATTTATAATAAAGAATAAAAAATGGCAGTAGTAGATCCTAACGAAATAATGTTCAGAGCCTTTGAACCAAAGGTGCAAAATAGATTCTTAATGTTTATAGACGGTATACCATCGTTTATGATTAAGACAGCAGCTGGTCCAAATTTTACTGACAACGCAATAAAATTAGATCACCTTAATACCTATAGAAAAATTAGAGGTAAAAGAGAATGGGGTGATATCGATATGACTTTATATGACCCAATTACACCATCTGGTGCACAAGCAGTAATGGATTGGGCAAGATTATCATATGAGTCTGTAACTGGTAGAGCTGGATATTCAGATTTCTATAAGAAAGACCTTACACTACAGATATTAGGTCCTGTAGGAGATATAGTAAGTGAGTGGGTGATTAAAGGAGCATTTATAACTAATATGGATCAAGGTGGATTCGATTGGGCTACTGACGAAACAGCAGAACTTTCAATCACTGTTGCAATGGACTACTGCGTATTGAACTTCTAATCACGCTACACTACATACCAAACTTAAAGAATCCTCCCTTCGGAGGGTTTTTTTTCCCATAAATTCTTCTTATATTAATATAATATTAAGGCAAGTTTAAGAGAAGTTTAAGAAATCTTAACTATTTATTATTATAAATCCTTATATATTATGAGAATACTAAGCAAAATTAGGATAATCCTAGCATTTGCCTTACTCATTCTAGGAATGATGACATTACATGCTAAGGATAATGAAGCAACTGCCAAGTATATGATTTACTTAGATATACGTGCAGAACTCGAAGCTGGAGACTTAACTCTAGAAGAGGCCCAAAAGAAATGGCAAAAAGCAATAACAAAACTAAGGAAAGAAGAGGGTAAATAAACCCTCTTTTTTTGTTGGATCCCATTTTAAAAGTTCTTATATTTATATAAAATACTAGTTTTACTTAATAAATTTTATGAGCTCAAACTTCACATTACCTACCGAACAGGTAGAATTACCATCAAAAGGTTTATTATATCCTAAGGATTCACCTTTAGCAGAAGGAAAAATAGAAATGAAATATATGACTGCTAAAGAAGAGGACATACTTACCAATCAGAACTATATTACAAAAGGTGTAGTTGTTGATAAATTATTAGAATCATTAATAGTTACTAAAGTAAATTATGCCGATTTACTTATAGGTGATAAAGATGCATTACTTATAGCATCTAGAATATTAGGTTACGGAAAAGATTACGAATTTAATTATGCTGGAGAAAAAATTAAAGTAGATTTAACTACATTAAAAAATAATGAGTTAGATGCCAGTTTGATTAAAGACGGAAAGAACGAATTTACCTTTAAGCTCCCTCATACTGATAATACTATAACGTTTAAGTTACTTTCTCAAAAGGACGAAAGGCAGATACAAAGAGAGATAGATGGTTTAAAGAAAATATCACCTACTCTAACTCAAGACTTATCAGTTAGGATGAAACACATGTTACTATCAATTAATGGTAATTCAGAAAGACCAGTAGTAAGAGATTTCGTAGATAATGGTTTTCTTGCTAAAGATGCAAGAGCATTCAGAGAATATTATGCATCAATTGTGCCTGGAATAAACACAACGATCTCTCATGAGTTCGCAGATGGGGTAGAGGAGGACCTCACTATTCCGATCAATGCTAACTTTCTTTGGCCTGACTTCGGAGTATAGAACAGCCATATTTTCACAAATTCACGAGATAGTTTTTAACGGTCAAGGCGGATACGACTACCAAACCGTATATAATATGCCTATATGGTTGCGAAAATTTACTTTTCAAAAATTAAAAGATCATTACGACGAGGTTAATAAAGCTAATAAATCTAAACCTAAACGTCAATCAACAACCCCTTCCTGGGTAAAAGATGCTAAAGATGCAGCTAAATCCGGAAAGAAACCTTCCTATACAGTTAAAAGATCATAACTCCATCTTTAACTATTTATAAGATATAATACTGTATAATGGCATCACAAGCAGAAAAAGATTTACAAGCCTTAAGAGAACAAGAAGCGATTAGAAACCGTATGGCTGGCAAAAAAATTGCTAGTACTATACCTGCAGATGATCTTCAAACACTTAAAGAAATATACGGTTCAGCTGAGGCTGGTATGAACGCAGTTAAAAAAGCAACTGAAGATGTAAATCGAGAAATAAAAGACCTAAAAACTGGTTTATCTGATTTTAGAGATTTAACTGAGTCGATTAGATCTGAATTCTCACGAATAGACACTGCAACCACTAAAGTAGGCCGTTCTTATAGAAAAATAAGCGGTTTTGCATCAGAACTTACTGACTTGACCTTAGATATGTCTAAAGCGTCTGTAAAAGATGTTAAAGCATTAAAGGAAAAAACTCTTTTAGAATTTAAAAGATTAAAACTTTTAAAGCAAAAAACACAAGAAGAAGTTGATAGTCTTGAACTTAAATACAAAGAAGAAGGAATAAGTGTTGCTGAAAAGAAAAGAAGAAAAGCACAATTAGATTCAGCAAAAGCCGCAAATTCAGCTGCAGAAGATGAAGTAGAATTAAAAAAGAAAGCTGAGGAAGTTTATGATAACATTTTAAATAGTGTAAAAGAAATTGAGTCAATAGCTGGAATAGGAGCTGGTTTACTTGGAGGTTTAGGATCTGCATTAGATAATATTGGATTAGGTAGTATCGCAAAACACTTTAACAAAGGAGCAGAAGCTGCTAAAGAATTTGCAGCAGAGGCAAAAGAAGACATTGATGAAATTTATGGCGATACTAAAGGTGTAGATAGGTTTGTAGCAAAACAGATAGCTAGTATAGCAGCATTAGGTAAAGGAGTATTTGCAACCATAAAATCAACTTTTTCAGATATTTTTAGTGCACAAGGTATTATAATAGGTGGACTTACTCTTTTATTTAAACAGTTTACCCACATAGATCATGTAGCATCTAACATAGGTAAAACTATGGGGTTAACCAGACAAGCATCATTAGATATGGCAGCAGATCTCAAATCAGCAGCTACAGCAAGTGGTGATGTTTTCCTCAACATGGATAGAATGGTTGATGCTCAACTTAGATTGAGTTCATCTATGGGTACAACTGTCAGGCTCACCGAGGAACAGCTAGCTAATAATGCTAGATTAGTTGAACTTGCAGGATTTTCTGAAGAACAAGCACAAGGAATGTTTAGATCATCACTACTAACTGGTAAGTCTCAAGAAGATCTC